GCCAGCATAATCTACTGCCTGGTTGGTTCCTGATGTCTGAATTGTGTAAACACTTATCTGAGTGTAATTAGTCAATCGCGTTGGATTAGCCCTTGCATCATTTGACGGATCGTTACCTTCTATCTGCTGGTTCGTGGAACCTGCAGCGATAGTATCGGTCTGCCAATCAAATTTAGTTGAATCAGCTGTGGTCCTACCACAACCGCTAAAAAAGGGAGTATCCATAGGAGCGATATTATAAATTACGTTCGACAAGTCTTCCCTGATACCTACAGCACTGTAAGTAAGAGAAGTATTTGATGGAACTGCCATAATTTTTCTCCTATTCTAATTCGACAAAATCCTCCAAAAGACTCACTGCATCTCTGTAGTGTCCAGTCTCTTGAAGCCTTTTCATACTCGCAGTTCGTTTTGATTTGTCGCTGTCAGACTTTCGTACACCCTTGCCACTTCTGATGACTTTGGGTTTGTTCTTTATCTTTTTAGACTTAACTGTTTTGACCTTCTTCTGGTCATCTTCCCAAGCTTTAGCTTGCATTAAGATTAGAATAGAACGGTGATCAAAAAGCTGCGCTAACTCTTCCTCGGCAAAGCCCTTGGTAAAAGCGAACTCTCTAAGTTCACCAGCAATCGCTTTCTGTTTCACTGGATCTCCCCAATCGGGAAGGATACTGACTAACTTTTGATGTTCAGTCTGTGCCCAGTTTTGAAACTGATGTTGCTGTTCAGCTTGTTGCTTTTGTGCTTCTTGTGCGTGTGTCTGTTTTAGCTTCTGAACACTGTTCTGGGCTTCTCGGAAATCATCTCTCTTTGTAAGATATTCTTCCTTGTCTTCGGTTTTTAATCGTTCCCAGTCAATGTTCTCAAATTCCTGTAGCGAGGAGAGGCTAAGCTGTACTCCTTGCGCTAAAGAATTGATATACTGCTGTCGAGCTTCCTGAGTCGCTGCAACTTCGGTCTGGTAGAACTGTGCTGCCTGATCTAGTTGTGAGCGGTACTGACTTAGCTCTTGTGTCTTTTTTGTATAGTCAGCCTGTCGAGAGTATCCCTTAATGAGTTCATCTTCAGTAACCTCATGGTCTTCTCCGTTTATCTTAACGGTGTAGACATCAGGTGTGTCAACTTCCTCTTCAGTTTCTTCTTCTTCAGGTGACTCTTCCTCTTCATCCTCTGCTTCCTCTTCCGATTCTTCAGGTTCTTCTTCGGATGCTTCGGGTTCGCCTTCAGGTACTTCCTCCTCTGACGGTTTTGCTTCCTCGGTTTCCGGTTTCTCCTCTGCAGGTTCCATCAAGCCAAGAATAGCTTTTTCTGCTTCTCTGATACCACCCTCTGCGGGGGGTAGTCCTACATCATGCGGGGCTGGTTGCGTATCCGCTGCCATTTTTTTATTCTCCTATAATTGGTATTGCTGCATTTTCTCAGCCATCTGTCCAGTTTCCAAAATGGATTGAAGATGGATGCGAAGCCTATCCAGCAGTCTCATAGCTAACCAAAGCGATTCTCTGGTTTCCTTATCACCAGTACCTGATTGTTTCCAGGTATCCAGTAAATCTTTTTCAAGTGTTTCAAATGCCTCTTTGATAAGAGGATCGTTTAGTAGAGATTGCGCTCTACGCGCTCTGTCATCCAATGGCTACTGGTCTTCCTTGCTCAGCTTCAAGCTGGATCTCTGCCATCTTCAGGTTACTGTCCACCTGAGTCTTCATGGCTTCCAACTCTAGCCTCTGCTGTTTAACTTGAATGTCGGCAGCTTTGATCTCAATCTCTTTCTGTTTAAGCTGCATCTCCATTTGATCTATTGATTCCTTGGGGTTAGGTTGGTCTGGTACTTGATCGGGATCAGTCAAGAAGTCTTCAACGTTCTGGAAGCCCATATTCTTTATGAGTGCTGCCCCCATGTTATAAAGATTCTTCTGATTCACAATCTTCAGACCACCCTTCATTGCATCCCCTGCGAAGGAAAGCATAGTGGAAAGGTGCATCATTTGCTGGTCACGATTACCGCTTCCTATTCCCACGGAAACAGTACAATCGTATTTATCCTGCCACATGTCTGGTCTGACTGTGACAAAGTTATTTCTCAGCATGATGATCCTTTCGTGATCCTGGTTCTTTTGGATTAACTCAAATATATTGAGCATCAACTCCTTCACACCTGTTTCTGCGAAACTCCTGGCAATCAGTTCAACACGGGACTGTGCTGCTGTCATCGTAGCAGACACAGCCTGTGCTGTGGTGTGGGAGGTTAGTGCATTTTCATTTAGACCCTGGCTGTACTTGCTTACACCGGATCTTGATTCTCTCAGCTTGTCAAGGTAGTCAAGCATCTGGAATGAACTTTGTTCAAGCTGTGGTGTGGCTAACGGCATGATAGCGTTTGGTGACTTGACCCGCACTATACCGCCCGGTCTTTGTGTGAGCAAATCATCCAAGTTAGCCTGACCCTCTAGTATAGCATATCTACCGAAGTTCTGGTTGTACATGTTATCCATGAGGTTTCGTGTCAATACAGATTTTATCAACTGAATTGACATGACAAGATCCGCAATCGACAAGCCAAAGAACTTATGCGGAATCTTAATCGGGGTAACGCTTACAAATGGAATCCTGTCAATGAGGTCATTCTCAAGGATCTGGCTACCAACAGTGGTGATCTTCCTGAGTTCCGCAATCCCATCACCATCTTCATCTATGCGGATATAACTCTCATGCAGCCAGTATGACTTTAACTCTTCACTGTCAGCAGCATCACCCCAGCCTGACCAGAACTTAGCGGAGTCATCAAACTCATACCGTGATAACCTCTCTGCGGAGAACGCATCTATATCCGTGTCTCCACCACCCATTGCCTCTACATCATCTATATCAAATCCCATCTCCCTTAATTGGGACATAGTTTTCAGAACACGGTGACAGACAAACCTTGCATCCTGTATTGTCTTGGATTCCCTTGAGATTAAGAATTCATCAGGTGGAACATTCTCTACCCTTACTCTTCCTGACTGTCTCTTTCTTTTAATGGTGACATCATGGAATTCACCTTCTTCTTCCATTCGTGGGGTGTGCTCGATTATCTCAACATCATCATTCATAATGAGCATGTTGAATTCTACTTCATCGAGATTGTTGTACTCCTCACGATTCCAATCCTCTGTCTCATCCCACCAACACTTAACGATACCATTCTTTTGTAGAAGTGCATCAGTGAACCAGGAGTAAAGGATTTCCCAACCAGGGTTGTCACGCATGAAAACATAATTAACGTAATCCGTGGCTTGCTTGGCTGACTCTACATCCTCTGGACCTTGTGGATTAAAAACAACCACCTCATCACCTGATGCAAAGATCTTCATCAGTGAAGGTTTGATCCATTCAATCGTGTCCATGACACTGGAGTCTACATACTGGCTTCTTCCTTCCACCTCATTTCCAAAGGGAAGACCATAGTAGTAGAGCATCGCATCTTCACGCTGCTTGGAGATCTCACCACCATACCCAAGCGAGTCTGTTATCTCTCCTTGTATTCTACTAAGAATTTCTGCGTCAGTTAATTTCATACAATACCCATGTTTTTATATTCAATTTCCTTGCTCCAGTCTTCTTCCCCACCAGAGATCCCAAATCTATCCATTGATTGAAATGCGTACCTTGTTGCTGACATCAAGTCATCCCTTACGGGTACGATTTTCCCTGCTTTCCTATGATACATCCTAAACTCCTCAAACCAGTCAGAAAGCGTGGAAAACACCTTAAATCGGTCATTTTCCATAGCTTGAAGCATAGCCATTATGCCTGTTTCTATGGAATTTCCACCCTTCTTTTCCCCTAAAGCTGGGGGGTTTGTGAAGTGATCAAGGAGCATGTTGATCCCATGACTCCTGTATTGGTCTGCTAGACCTGGATTCCCCATAGAATCCTTCCTATTTCCGTCATGTGGGAACACCATTGGTATCCAGTGTGGTCTGGTTTTGATGTAACCAGAGTGGATCTGTGGGGTGGCTTTAGACATTCGATGGCAATCATAGAGGTAAAAGACATCTTCATCCTTATCCCATGCCATCCACACTACTGCTGTGGGGTGATCATAGCCAAAGTCTATAGCTGATATTCTAGCCCACTCTTGCGGAATATCAAAGGGTTCTACTATAACTTTATCTTCCTGTACTGGGAACACCAAACCCGAACCAATGGATGGTCTACCGTATCTCCTCATCTCCCTCTCGTGGGGAGAGTAGGAAGAAAGGATCTGCTCCATAACCAATTCGTTAAGGTGCCCATTCTGTCCATTCATGGAGATAACTTTCTCTGAAGCATCATCCCATGTTGCGTTTGTTAAAGACTGTCCTTGTTGAAGGTTGTTCATAAAGGATGCAACTGTCTCTGTCATTCCTTGTTCGGGGGTGAATGTCATATAAACCATCCCCCTCCTGTCTAGCGTTCGGGTTACAGCTTGCGAGTATATATCCCTTGAAGGTTCCTCGTCAAGCCAGATCACATCTACGGATCTACCCTGCCACTTCTCTACTCCCATCTCATATGCCTTAAAGAATAAAGAAGAGTTCCCACCGCTAACATGCTTAATGAGTGCCACACTCTTAGCGTTAGGTACTCCAGGTTTTCTCTCGGTTTTTATTATTAGATTTTTCGGTATAGTACCGGAACCGAAAGCCTCTGGATCATCGGGGGAACCCAATAATTCAAACTGAACAATGTCTCTGGTTGTCTCGTTGGAGACACCACCAGCCCAGGCTATCACGGGTTGGCGATAAGTTCTGCCTTTCCACCAATCTGGATAGAATCCAGTTAAGTGATAGGAAAGCTCCATACTACCACAGAATGACTTACCAATTCTGTTAGCAGCCATGAGAAGTCTTTGGTTGCAATCCTTCCCTGTCTCGTGGAAGGTGGATTGGTATGGATAGGGATCGTATGTATCAATCCTATTATACCTCTCCCTCTTACGTTGTTCGCGTAAAAGTTCTAAACTTCTAATGTTTGAGGAGTGCGTTGAGTTCCCTTTGGATTTCCTCATCTGACATTCGCTCTACGTTTGTCTGTTCAATGCGTTCTACAGGTTTCAGTCCCGCTCTATCCAGGAGATCCTTGATCGCCCCAAGGCGTACACTCTCGCTTTCCGCTGTCTGTGCCAGTTCTGTAAGCCAGTGTATGCTCGCGGGAATCTTGTCTTGAAGTATCTTTTGAGTCTGTTCATGTATTTCATTGCTGAGAAGTTTCTTGAGTTCGTATCCCTTCTGTTTAGCTGTCTTTTGGGAATAGCCAGCCTCCACTGCAGACTTGGCTGCATTGCCAGTAAGTGAATAATACTCAACAAATTTCTCTTGTCGTTCGGTCATGTGTACATGGCTCCAACACCATACCCTAATCTCTTCCTTCGATCTTCCTCTTCCTTCTTTCTAGCCAAGTAAGCCTGACGGGTTTCTTCCATGCTCTTTAACATGTCAGCCATTTGCTTATCTATTAGTCTGCGCTGCTTCTCATCTGCAGCTTGCTTGTCAGCTATACGTTTTTCCTCTGCTTTCCTTTCCTTGTTCTCTTTGTTTATTCTTGCTTGCTCTGATTTGGCATTTCTGGCTGATGCTAGTCTCGCTTTCTCTTCATCTTTTCTACGAACATTAGCAGCATGTTCCAACTGTCTATCTATCTTATCTTGCGCTTTCTGCGCTTCCGCTTCCCTTGATGACTGTA